ACTCAGTCTCAACGCACGATAGCCGGCGGCCGTCAGTAGCCACCCAGTGCTGCCTGGAACCGTCCGCCGTCTGCTCCACGTCGAGCATCACGCCACCCAAGGCGTAGCGGCTCGACTCGCTATCCGTGGCGTACGTCGTGGCCTTGGCTGCCCGTGCGAACTGATCCGCTGGCAGGCGGCACACGGCCTTGAGCTCGCCAGCATCCCACGTCGGGTACTCGGCAGCGTCCTCCGTCGGCAGCGTCCACGAACCGGCACCGCACTTCACCGTCACGCTGGACTCGCCAACCTTCAGAGTCACCTCGTCGCCGGTAGCGGCCCTGAGAATCGCCGCCAGGCGATGAGCCGGCAGCAGCATGGCCTCGCCGTGGTAGTCGATCTCACGGTCGATGCAAATCTCAAGGTCCGTACCCGTCATCAGCCCGTCACCGAGCCGCACGTTTTGCAGCACCGGCTTCGGATGCCGTGCCGGCACCGCCTTGAGCACGTCGGCGAGTGCCGCCCGTAGCGTGGCAGTGTCCAGTGAAATCGACGCCTTACGTTCCTTCGTTGCTGTCGCCATTCCTTGGCCCCTTTGCTTTGAGTGAAACCCCAACCAGAATGCCCAGTGCGAAAGTCGCAGCGAGCGTGACTTGTCCAAGCGAAATCCAGACGTAGTCCGAGATGGTCATAGTGCGGCCCCCGGATCGCCGTCGTCCTCGAGCAGCGGCCACCGTGGCTCGTTGACCGCTTCGATGTGCTCGAAGTAGCAGGCCTGCCGCACAAGCCTGGCCTGCAGCTGCACGATGGCGTCGGCCGCAGCGAGCACGAGCACCTGCTGATCTCGGATCTGGCGCACGGTGTGGCGGCTACGGCAGTTCCCCACGGCAACGTCGCACGACAGGGCCAGCTGCTTGAGCCCGGCGATGATGTCTGCGTTTGTCATTGCACCACCTCGATGTTGCGAGGACGGCCAGGCGTGCGGCGGATAAATCCTTTCTTCTCCAGAGCGTCGAGGTGCCCAGTGGCAGCATGCGGGCTCTTGGCACCAATAGCGGCGGCGATCTGCCGGCACGTCGGCGAATACATGGCCATGTTTGCTTTGATGAAATCCAGCACTTCCTGCTGGCGTGCGGTCAGGCGTTCCTTTGCGGTCTGCGTCATATGCCCTCCTTGGCGGCTGCGAGTTTTCTACGTGTACGGTCAAACGCTTCGGCTACTTCCCCAGTGAATGCCTTCGGCGGTGGCGGTGCGTCGGCGAAGTCACGGCCTGACTGCTTTCCGGGTGCATCGTCAAACGAGCCGGCTAGCACCTTGTCCACGAAACCAGGCGAGAACAGCTGCAGCATCGTGGCCGGCGTCTTGAAGAACCGGCACTGAGGCAGCCGCTCGATGGCGGCCAGTGCGTCACGGCACCAATCGGGATCGTCCGCTAGGTGGCCGGTCTGCTTCGGCGGCCTGTCTAGCTTCCACGGCTTGAGTTTCCGGCTGGCGTTCCATGCCTCCAGGATCTCTGGCCACGCCACACGCGGGGAGGATGATGAATTTCTCTTCTCTTCTCCTCTTAATTCTGGGGCGCTCGTGCGCCCATGGTCCGACGCATCAGCGCCCTCACCCTGGGCGCTCGTGCGCCGCACCTCCCTGTCCTTGGCATGTCGGACGGCAGCCTGCACCCGAGCCTTGGCCGAAGACGAAAACCGACGCTCCCATCCTGGGATCGCCACAGTCCCCGAAACTTCGTCCACCTCGAGCCAGCCGACACGCTGGACGCCCGCCCAGAACGTGTCACTGCCACCAAACAGCCGAGCAAGGCGACGCACTGTCATGCGTGCCGTGCCGTCCTCAGAGTTCATTGCTGCCCAGAGCCACAGCTGCACCAGGCGGCCTATCACGGCGTCGGCCGGATCGCCGGTCTCGTCCACGAGCTCGAGCACTTCAGGCTTCGTGGCGAGGTTGCAGTCGATGGGAATCCATTCACCGGCCATCCATGGCCTCCTTGCTTTTGGCAATCAACTGCCGAACCTTTTCCCTTGCCGCCTCAATCGGACGTAGCGAGTCACGCTTGTGGCCGTACTCGCGGTGCGGGTAATCGCTGACGCGCTGAACCGAGTAGTTCAATGACTCACGAATGACGCCAAGGTCTTCGATTGTTAAGTCGACTTTACTGGACATTAAAAACCCCCTCATCGCTCAAGAGCCCATTCCGCTACGACATCACGCCAGTCTGGCAACGACTCAAAGACTTCTGTGTCAAACACAGCAAACGGGTCGCCGCTTCCAAACCTATGGTTGACAACGTGAACAGCGACGCCAGGAAACATGCGGTCAAACTCGGACTGGTAGTACGCGGCATCGTCAATGACGTTTGGAAAACCTTCAGCCCCGTCAATACTTTTCCTGTGACACTCCTTGCCGTTGCGGCTGAAGTAGTCAGGTATGCGGATTTCCTTTATGAACCGCGAGACGTTGTCTCTATTTAAAATCAGTCCGCGATCAGCGTTTCGCCGGCCAAAGGACCGCATGGCCAAAAGGCACCCGTCGTTGTCTAGGACGTGAAATCCAATCTGCAAAGCCTCTACGGGAAACTGGAGATGCCATGAAGATGTCTTCGCATCAACTACCTTGAAGCAGCTGCCAGTCGGGTGCCAGATGCGTCTGTCAGCCCTCAGCCTGACGGCCAATGAAGCTGGGCTGTAGTCGCTCGCCATTCGATTTTTTTCATCGGCCGGAAGGATGTCGTGGTAAGCACACGGAGCGCCTGGCTTGCAGCCCAGCATCTCTGCATACGCGACCACTTCCTGCAGCAGCTGCTCGTGCCGATCTGTCACGGTCAGCCCTCCTTAATTCGCTTCGTGGCAATCGACGCATATTCAGCGTCTAGCTCGCATGTAATCCACTTTCTTCCAGACTGTTTTGCAGCTAGCGCGGTAGTTCCGCCACCGCAAAATGGATCAACAACGAGCCCGCCTTGAGGCGTCAATCGCTCGATGTAGTAGCTGGCTTCAACAACTGACTGCTGCCACGGGTGGGCCGACTTTTCCTTGTGCGATACGACAAGGTCTTCGACCATTGATCCAGTGTCGAAACGTCCAGTGCCATTAACAAACCAGAGCATGGGCTTCCACTTAGCGCGAATGCCTCGCATGGCCATCGCCTGGCCTGGGCCTTCGTGGTAACAGCACAGCGTCCAGTAAAACTGTAGATGACGGCTCACCAGCTCACACACGTCGGCGGTCGCGTACTGGCCGAGGTAGCAGATTAGTGACCCGCCAGGCCGCAGGATGCGTGCGGCCTCTCGTGCCATGTCTTCGTAGAGTGGCACCGTCTCCTTGTCGTACGGCGGATCCGTAAAGATCAGATCCACGCACCCGTCAGGGATAGACGGCAAGATGGTGCGAAAGTCACCGAGCCGCACAATGTCTCCGTCCAAAAACCCGGCCGCTGCCGCCTCCTTCTTTTTCTCAACGGCACGTACCTCGGCACGTTGTTTCTTGATTTCCTTGTCAACGTGATTGATAGAGATTTCGCCCGATCGCAACTTTCCAATAGTCTCGTCACTCACAAGGCCGTCGGATGTGGCTTCTTCAATCCTCTTAACCTTCGCGACTGTGTCGTGCGATACGTTGGCGGCCTTGGCTACTTCCTTTTTTGTGTCGATCGGGTTGTCAGATTTCTGACGACCCGAATCGCCAGACCCTCCGCCCTTTCTGACGTTCTCCTTCGCCCTTTTTGCTATCGTCTCCTCAAGTCGAAGCGCTAACTGCGTGCGAACGTAGGCAGACAAGTTCCGCCTGCCGAACTGATTGCGAATGATCCACTCTTCGGCGTGGCTGCGGTCACTGAACCGCATCTCCTCAATGTCAAAGCTAAGTTCCAGCCTAGTGCAGATTTCGTAGCGGTTGTGGCCGTCCAGCAGCGTCAGCGTGCCTTTACTTGCCCACACCACCAGCGGATCTCGAGCACCGCCGTTCTCGGCAATGTTCTCTTCCAGCTGATTCCGCTCTTCGGCAGACAGCGGCGGAATGAGTGCCGCAAACTCGGCGTCAACGATGATGTCTTCAAAAACCTGCGGCATGTCACTGCCTCCTTGCGTTGTGTTCTGAACCCGTGCCTACCGTGGCACACTCGTCAAGTGGCTCTTCGCCAAATCGTTGCCATCCGTCCGCTCGTCGTCCGCCTGGTCCCGCTGTCCACGATGAGCCCCTTGCGTGCGAGCTCCACCCGACGTGGCCGCTGCGTGCTCGCCGGCATCGGCAAGCCGTTCTGCATCTCTTCGTCGGTGGCCCCGGCCGCACCGCGTGTCAGCAGAAACTCGTACACACGCCGCTGCATGGCGTTGAGCGTTGCCGGGGCGAGCGAGTCGGCAGCAGCAGCCGAGGTGGCCGAGCCGTTCACGCTCGGCGCTCGCGTGGCAAACAGCGGCAGTGGTGCTTCCTTGTAGTAGTCGCTCATGATCCTGACTCCTCAAGGCCATCCTTCTCTTCATCAAGCAGCGAAACGACTTGACGAAGCATTGGGACTGCCTCCGGCGTCTCGCCGGTCTGCAGAAGCTCTGCCAGCAGCGACACGCATACGCCGCGAGCCTTTTGGCGACTCGTTGCAGCAGGCACTTCGCTAGCTCCATGTTTTTTCCGGCGGCTCGCCATAGATCACGCATCCTTTCGTGTATTTGCCGGGTTACGCCCGGCGCGACCGACTCACCGCCGGATCAACGGCGTCGGCTGCGGTTGTTACTCGCCACCTACCGCTAGGCGGCCAATGCGGCTGATGGAGGCAAGCCGCTGCCAATGGCGTGGCCTACCACTCATCTCCGTAGCGTGCCCGCATCCTGTCGATGTACTCGTCCTCGCAGCCGGCCTTGAACGCCGCCTGGCCGTAGCCAGGACGCACAGGGACGGGGCACGGCCTCGCTGCCGTTGCTGCCGTCTGCTCTACCTCGTCGCCGGTTGGCTTGGCCTCGTCCGCACGATGCTTGGCAACGGCCTCGGGATCTCGGATGGGCTCGCTCATACGTTCACCTCCTGACGTGCAATGACCTCACGCAGACGCCGTACCTCGGCGTCGTTCTCCTCGTTGCTGGCCGGGTCGCTGCGCTCGGTGGCGTTCGACTCGGCTATTTCCAGTTCACGCCGCAGCACGGCCAGGCCTGCTGCCTTGGCCTTCTTGTGCTCCAGAAGCTCACGCAGATACGGCAGCGACTCATGGAGCAGGGCGTAGTACGAGCCGCACCGCTGCGGTACTGGCTCATGGCCAACAACTTCACGATCAGCCAGCATCAGCAGGGCTTCGATGTGGATGATGTCACTCATGCCGACACCTCGTGCTCTGCGGCCTCGTGCGGGAAGTCCGTGCCGTTGTCATCGCCGATGAGCATCTCGGCCTTGTGCTTCATCAGTTCCACAAGCTCGTCGTGCTGGGCCTGCGTGAACTTGCCCTCAGTCAGCCGCTGCTCAACCAGCGTGCGGAGCCGGTCAAGAGCGGAGATGGTGGCCGCTGCGCTGACCGCCAGGCGGGCCTTGCCAACGGCGTCGTCTTCCAGGCGTGGCAGATCAAACTTGGGACGCACCACCACGGGCTCTTTGGCCGGTTGAATGGCCGCTTCCGCCTGCGGGTAGTCCTGGGCCTCCTCGGCCGTCACCAAGCCCTTCAGCACGTCAGGAAAGGCGTCACGCAGGGCGAAGCCCCTCGCCCGCAGCTGCAGCATCCTCTTCGGGTACTGCGTCCACGGGCCGCTCTTGCCCCACAGGCCCGCCTTCTTGGCGTCGGAAACGCTGAACCGAACCACGGTTGCCTTCTCGTAGCCACGCCGCTTGGCAACGCAGATGGCGGCCATCTGTTCGCCTTCGCCGTCGATGCCTTCGCTGACGTGCTCGCAGACGGGCGATCCCATGACGAGTGCCAGGGCTGCGTCACCCCACACGCTCGGCCGCCCGTTGATGCAGGCAATCGACTGAAGCGACTGCATCGGCGACAGGCCCACTTCGCTGCCGTGCTGGATGGCCAGCAGGCATGACTCGGGCTTGCCGCGAAAATCCTTCGGGGCGAACTCCGAGGCCGACACCATCTTGGAG